TGAAGCGTCTAAAGAACGCAACTGCTCCAGGATTTCTTGGGGTAGTGCCATAATTTGGGCTCAACCTTTGGTGTGAGAATAAAACGAACATTGTTCTGGGAACAATCTCATCGTAACTCTATTGACCTTTTTTTCTAAAGGTTGTAGAAGGCATTGAGTTCAGTAATCGCAAATTGCGATTACTCTACTCTTATTGCCGGAATCTGTAACTGCCGTTAGCTTTCTTAATTTTATTTTATTTAAGTTAGCGTTCGGGTTTTCATTTTTATAAACCTCAGCTACTGACTCTAGATAACCTAAGAATGGTTGATTAGATGTCACATGACAATAGTCAGTGAAGTATTTAATTAAACCATCCTTGTTTTGAATTAAAGCATAAGCTTCCATTGGAGCGGATTCCAGTTTTGGGACTCCGTTGGGCGCATTAGTGGGACCTCCAAATGGCGTTATGTTTAGATCAACTAAATCAATTAATTCTGATTCAGTTGAAAGCTCAGTTCGAACGAATCGTTCGAATTCTGAAAATAAATCCTGATCTATTTTAAAAGTTGCTTTGATATTATTAACATCAAGCTCTTTAAATGACTCGGACACCCTGTTTATTTTAAATAGGGTGACAAATAATCGTCTCAATTCAGCTACCTGTTTTTCGGTAATTGATCCATTGGGAGAGAAATCGATCACTAGGTGATAGTATTTTCTCAAGAAACTTAATTGGGTAGGTCAAAAATCTTTTTGCCCTATCGACGTAAATTCTGGAGCTCTTGTTATTTTACCTTCCAATAGGTTGGTGCAATACAGAGTGAAGGACTTAAAACGCTTAGTGCCTTCTTTTATTCCGTGGTTAGCAATTAGCTTATCATGAAATAAGACCATTTTCTGAAATAACTCTGTTATTTCAGATTTAGTTATTAAACTTTGTTCTCCTGAATTGATTAATTCAGGAAAAACCTCGTTATAAATGGAGAAATTTACCCTATCTAGGGTTCCATTTATATGTTTAATATGAGACACTTTACCTGCAACTTTTTTGCCGGTAGGCGATTTGTTAGTATTTTGGTTAGGATTACCTTTGGTTTTCTTAACGACCTTACTATTTTTATTCTTTTTATTGTTGCTATTTTTCTTGTTAGAAAAATAACGAGCAATAACCTTTTCATTTATATACAGGTTTTGCATAGTAGAAAAACTATGAAATTTTCCTGCAAAATAGACCGGAACTTCGCCGGTTCGTGCCCATAATTTTTTGGGACGGCCCGAGAAAACAACACGTG